ACGAATGTCGACAGCGGTGCGCGCAACGTCTCGCTGCCGTCGTCCTCGATCATTGGCCTGGTCGACACTTTCACCGAGGGCGCCGGCGCCACGGCCAAGGCTGGCGACCTGGTACTGATCACCAACGAGCGTGAGGCGGTCGCCGCATTCGGTGCCACTTCTGCGATCACCAAGGCCTGCCAGGCCATCTATGCCCGCTCCAAGGCGGTGATCGTCGCCACCGGCGTGGCCAAGGTGGTCGACGGTGCCGCGCAAACTTCCGGGATCATCGGTGGGGTGCAGGCCAGCGGCAAGCGTACCGGCCTGCAGGCGCTGCTGGATGGCAAGAGCCGTTTCAACGCCCAGCCGCGCCTGATCATTGCGCCCAAGCATAGCGCGACCCAGGCGGTGGCCACCGCCATCGACTCGATTGCCACCAAGCTGCGAGCGGTCGGGATCATCGACGGCCCCGGTACCACCGACGAGGCGGCCACCACCTACGCCAAGCTGTTCGGCTCCAAGCGCCTGTACATGGTCGACCCCGGCGTGCAGCTGTGGGACACCGTTACCAGCGCGACCATCGACGCGCCGGCCTCGGCCTGGGCGGCCGGCGTGTTCGCCTACACCGACAGCGAATACGGTTTCTGGTCGTCGCCTTCGAACAAGGAGTTTGTCGGCATCACTGGCACCACCCGTGCCATTGAGTACCTGGACGGCGACGAGACGTGCCGGGCCAACCTGCTCAACAACGCCAACATTGCGACCATCATCCGTGACGACGGTTTCCGCCTGTGGGGCAACCGGACGCTGTCGAGCGATTCGAAATGGGCGTTTGTCACCCGCGTGCGGACCATGGACATGGTCATGGACGCGATTCTGTACGGCCACAAGTGGGCGGTGGACCGGGGCATTACCTCGACCTACATCCGCGATGTGACCGAGGGCCTGCAGGCCTTCATGCGCGACCTGAAAGCCCAGGGCGCAATCATCAACTTCGAGGTTTACGCCGATCCGGTGCTCAACACGGCCAGCCAGCTGGAGCAGGGCAAGGTGTATTGGAACATCCGTTTCACCGACGTTCCGCCGGCTGAAAACCCGAATTTCCGTATCGAAGTCACCAATCAATGGCTGACAGAAGTCCTCGATCAAGTCGCGTAAGGAGCGCACCACATGGCAATGATTCCCGAAATTCTGGCCAACATGAACCTGTTTGTGGACGGTGTCAGCTTCCAGGGCGACGTGCCCAGCCTGACCTTGCCCAAGCTCACGTTGAAGATGGAGGAGCACCGTCCAGGTGGCATGGACATGCCTATCGAGATGGACGTGGGTATGGAGAAGATGGAGTCCAACTTCACCACCACTGGCGTGCGCAAAGAGTCGCTGAAGTTCTACGGCCTGGCTGACGGTAGCGCCTTCAACGGTACGTTCCGGGGCTCGTTCAAGGGCCACAAGGGCGAAACGAAGCCGGTGATTGTCACGCAGCGCGGCACCCTGAAAGAGCTGGATATGGGTGACTGGAAACCAGGTGACAAGGCCGAGCTCAAGCACGCAGTGGCGTTGACCTACTACAAGCTGGAAGTCGGCGGGGAGGTCATCTACGAGATCGACCCGATGGCCATGAAGCGCGTTATCAACGGCGTCGACCAGCTGGCTAGCCAGCGCCGCGACCTCGGCGTGTAATCCCTTCAGCCCTTTCTCACACCCTTTTCAAGGTATCAATCCATGACCAAGCCACTGCCCAAGTTCATCATGCTGGAAGCCGACCGCGTCACCGTAACGCTCACCAGCCCGGCCGAGCTCAACGGCGTTCAGCAGGACCACGTCACCTTGCGCGCGCCGACTGTGCGCGACATCCGCAACTCGACCAAAACCTCTGACGGCGACGACGAGCAGCGCGAACTGAACCTGTTTGCCTCCCTGGCCGAGGTTCACGTCAAAGATCTAGAGGGCCTCACCTACAAGGACTACAACCGCCTGGCCACGGGCTACAACTTTCTGGTGCGAGACGACGAGCTTTAATCCGGCCACGCAAAAGCAAGCGGCCAAGCGACTTGCGGCTGAGCTGAACTTCTCGGCAGCAGAGATCCAGACCATGTCCTACGCGGACATGGTTTGGTGGCTCACGGATTAAGCTTGCACAGGGGGCACCGATGGCAAGCAGGCTAGCGTTATCGCTGGTGATCGGGGGTGCTGTCGCCTCATCTTTAGGCGCAGCCTTCAAAACGGTCGAGAACGGCATCCAGAAATTGGAGGCCAAAGGGAACAGGGCCACGGTGCTGAAAAGCACCATTGGTGAAACCATCAAGCTGCGCGAAGAGTGGAAGCGGGCGCACGACAGTGGTGCTGCCGGCGCCGACAAGCTGCTGCGCAAGCTGGACAGCAATCTGGATGCCTTGCGCAAGCAGGGCATCGAGGTCGGTCGCCTCAGTCGTGAATATCAGCGCCTGGGGCGTGAGGCGAAGAGCGCCGATCTGCAGCTCAAGGGGCACCAGCAGCTGCAGGCGGGCAAGGCCTCGATGAAGTCGAACATCGGCCAGGCCGTAGTTGCCACGGGTATGGCCGCAGTGCCGACGATGATCAGCGCGAATTATCAAGCGATCATCCGTGACATTGCGATCAAGGCCGACATCGTCAACAAGCCGGAGGAGCGGCAGCTCACCCGAACAGTTATCGACACGGCCAAAGACACAGGGATGTCACGCAATGATGTGGCTGACCTGGTCAACCAGCTGGTCGGCGCAGGCATGGAGCTGGACAAGGCGCTGTCGTATGCCCCGGTCGCGGCCAAGTTCGCTATTGGCCAGGGATCTTCGGGTGTTGACACTGCATCGATGATCCAGGCGCTGCAGCAGAACGCCAAGATCAGCGACCCGAAGGTGATGCAGCAGGCCCTGGAGGCGATCGCCTACCAAGGCCAGGCGGGTAGCTTCGAGGCCAGCGACATGGCCAAGTGGTTCCCGCAATTACTCGCCGGCATGGAGAAAAACGGGATCACCGGGCTGGATGCGGTGACCTCGCTCGGCTCGATGCTGCAGGTGCAGATGAAGACCGCCGGCAGTTCGGACGAAGCGGCGAACAACTTCAAGAACTGGATGGAGAAGATCGGTTCGGGCGAGGTGGTCAAGGCCTATAAAGATGCTGGCATTGATTATCAATCCTCGCTGAACACCGGCCTGCAGAAGGGCATGAACGTCATTGAGGCGTCCATGGCCCTGGCCATGAGGTACGTCGAGGCGACCGACCCCGCGAAGGCCAAGCAGATCGAGGCGGCCAAGGCCAAGATCGACAAGGAAGTCGACCCCGAGAAAGCCAAAGCGGCGCTGGACGCTCTGGAAAAGACCCTGCGTACCGGCGATATCTTCGCCGACATGCAGGTCAAGGCGGCGCTCACTGCTTACGGGCAGAACAGGGGGCTGTATGAGGAACTCAAGGCCGACTCGCAAAAAGCTTCGGGCATCCTCGACAAGAACCTGGCCGAGCGCCGTGAAACATCGGCGCAGCAGTGGGCCGAGACGGTCCAGGCGGCAGACGACGCAATGCGCAGCATTGGCGACGCTATCCGTCCGGCAACTGATATGGCGTCCAAAGGCCTGACTGCCGTCGCCCGTGGCATTACCTCGCTGTCTGACAGCTTCCCGGCTGTCGTCGCTGGCATAACCGGTACCGTGGCGGCCATCCTCGCACTCAAGACTGCATCCAGCGCATTCAAGATCGGGCGTGGTGTGTTGAACATCGCGCGAGGTCGAGGCCTGGAGAGGATGGCCGGCCGGGCGGGGCGTGGCGATCGTATGCCCATTGAGCTGCCTAAGACGGGCAGCAAAGTGGTCGATACCGGCCTTGGCCTGCTGGGTAAGGTGTTTGGAGCAACGCCGAAGGATGCGGCACCTGGGAACGACTCGCTAGCAGGCAGGGATGACACGCAGCGGGTATTCGTGGTCAATGCCGATGCATTCAGCGGGATCGGCAGTAGCGTCGCAAATAGCGCGCCTGTAGCACCTGCCCGGGGTAGTCGTAGAAGCCGGCGCCGGGCTCGCAGACGAGAGGCAAGGCAAGCGCCCCAAGCCCGGCCTGGGGTGAAGGTTGAAGCGCCCAAGTCGCCACCGGTGAAGCCACCTGCTGCAGTAGCTGCGCCGAAGATGGTGGCCGGGGTTGCAGAGTTGGGGAGGGTTGCTCGCTCGGTGCATGGTGTTACGCGTCTTGCCAGGCGACTACCTGGTGGGAATGTTGTTGACGCCGGTGCTGCTGCGATCGATGTCGCACTGAACGCCAGTTCTCAGGATGAGAAGGCAGAGGGGTACGGTGGTGCAGCGGGCAGCCTTGCGGGAGCGCTCGCAGGCGCGGCTGCTGGAGCGGCCATTGGATCGGTGGTACCGGTCATAGGTACTGCAGTCGGCGGTGCCGTCGGCGCTGTACTGGGCGGCATGGGCGGCGA